AATCAACGCCGTCCGGGAGCGCAGCCGTCTCGTCCTGAACCTGCCGCGACGTTGACGACGAGCCCGCGCCGAGTGCGGTGCCGGCAGAAAACGACGAGTAGGTGGTCAGGACCGGCACGGTCCGCTACCCCCCTACGCGTTGCCGTCGGTCAGCGTAAACGAAGTGACGGTGACTTGCTGGCCCACGCCTAGTACGGCGTTGTCCAGTTCCATGTCGCCGCCGCCACCCGTGCCGGTGACCGTCCCCTGGAGTCCGCAGGTCGTCCCGGTCGATTCGTAGATTCGGAAGTGCGCTGACGTCCCGGCGGCATCCGCCGACGTATCTTCCCACGTCCCGCTCAGCGCCTTCGCGCCGGCGGACGCGGCCGCCATCCAGTCGGATGGCAAGGTCATATCCGCGAGTACGGTGCCCGAATCCGCGGTAGCACATGTCGCCGGAGGAGCTCCCGTCCGAATCCGCAGAACTGCGGTAGCGCCGATGACAGTTTCGATCTGATCTAGGCGCGCGTTGCGCGCCGCTACTGAAAGCTGGATTGCCATGGGATTCCTTTTACGTGAGTACCGCCCGGTAACGGACTTCCCAGCGATCGACAGACGCAGATTCGCCCGCGATCGTGTGCATGCGGACGCCGAACTTTCCCCCGCAGCAATGCACAGTATGGATCTCCCCGACCGGCGCGGCGGCGTCTTCGCCTCGGGTAACAACCGCGACGCTGCGGGTCCCCGCATCGTTCACGCGCTCGATCTCTTGCAAGAACTCCATCGTATACGTGCCTTGCGGCGCAACCGGGTCCCCGCTCGAGTCGATCCCGACCACCGCAACCTCGACGCTTATGTTGAGACCCTCTTGCCCCCGCTCCACGTGCGGGATCACGGTCGCGATCGGCCATGCCTCCCCCGTCGCGGTCGTATCCGCCGCGGATACGGGCAGGAAGGTCCCCCCGGGCGCGGTGAGTACGACAGCGAATGCGTGGCGCCGCTGGGCCCATTCGACGAAAAACTCGTCGCCGGAGACGTACGTCGCCGACTCGACGTACGGCGCCATATCCGAGCTCGCGACGATCGCCGCAACGATCGCCTCGGCGATGTCCGCCTCAGTATCCGGCGCGACCGTTGCGATGTACGACGCGGTAGCGACGACCGCCCCGTTCGCATCCTGCACCACGACGGAGTAGGTCCCCGTCGTAGCCGTCGCGATCGTGTACTCCCCCGTATTGATCGGGAGCTGCTCCGCGAACCAATCGGGGTCGTCGACATCGACCGTTGCCGTTGCGTCGGGGCCCTTGGTCCGCAGTACGCGGAAGTCCCGGATCGAAGCCTGGCCGATGTAGGCGCGGATGGAGTTTAGATTGATGACCGAGCTCATTTATGCCTCCGGCCCGGGCGAGGGGCTCCACGCGATCTGAACCTCGACTTCGCCCGCCGTGAGTGCGGCGGTTGCCCCGAGCTCCAGCGTCGCGAGGGGCACGTACGCGGCTTCGTACCGTGGCTGGTACTCCGCCACGCTGGCGGCTGCTGGGACCCTGCCCGTCGTCGAGATGGCGGTGTTCCCGAGGATCGCGTCTGCATCCCCCGTATCGCCGACGTACATGGTCCGACCCGCTCCGAAGGATGCGATCCGTTCGATCGCGCAGTCTCCCCGATCCGCGTGCGTGGGGAACGGCTTGACCCCGACCACGCCCAGATCGATCGTGAGGAAGTTCGCCGGGGTGATGGTCACCGCCGGCACTGCGACGACGCTCGCCGTCATCCCAGGCCCCGTATCGTCGTCGGGGGTGAGGGTGCCCGTCCCGGGCTCCTCCAGAATATCGATGGTCGTATCGTGCGAGACCCCGAGATGCGTCGAGAATGACAGAACGCCGGCGGCGTTGGGAACCAGGAAGTAAACCGCCATGAGCGCCCCGAGGGCGTTGGCGTAGTTCGCCAAACCGTCGCCGATCTGCGTGTTCGTCTCGCCCCCGCCTCGGTCGAAAAGCACGATCTGACTCCCCCCGGGAAGGTCGGGGTGGTTCACCCGGAATCGGTAGCGCCCGTCGGATGCGGTGCCCCCGACAGTGACCTGCGAAACCTGGCGCGCGGCCAAGGTCGTTACCGTAACTGCGGGCAGCCCCGGCTCGAATACCAAGGTGCAAAGGTCCACCCCGTCATCGTCCGCAGACTGCAAGACGTCGGCGAGCGTCGTCGCGATGAGCCCCTCGATGTCGGCTTCGTGCTGGATGGCCATCGCCCCGACCGAGCCCGGTACCGACTCCGAAATGTTCGTGTTGATCGAGACATCCGCGGATAGGCCGCCCCCCGAGATCGTGGTCACGTAGTCGCCGTCGATGAGCGGCGCGACGAACTGCACTTCGACCTGCACCGCCTCCTCGTAGTCGACGGTGACATCGATGATCCCGATCCCCGCCACGAAGGTGAGAAACGCGACGTTTGACGAAGGGGACGCCGAGACATAATCGTCGAGCTGCGTCTCGGCTTCCACCGCATCACAGATCGCAGTCGCCAGGTCGGTGTTCGCGTCGCCGGCCGCCGCCTCGGCGCGCACCGTGACCACCGTGGCCCCGAGGGGCCCCCCGGAGAACGTCATTACCGCCCGGCCCGTATCGAAGTTCGTCGGGCTCACCGTAAGCAGCGTGGTTTGCTGCAGCCCCAAGGTCGCCAGCGCGAGCTCCGTCGCCACGAGGCGCGCGGTGAACAGCAGCTCGGGCGTCCAGACCCAGGGCAGGGGGGTGCCGGCGAGTACCCCGAGGGCTCGAGCGTTGCCGCCGTTCCCCCGCCCTCCCAGTTCCCCGAAAAAATCCTCGAAGTTCGGCATTACAGCTCCTTCAACGGCGCCCAGGGGATCCAGACTTCGCACGCGCCCGCAGTGAGCACGTTGATATTCGCGCCCGCGGATGTGAGCGTCAAAGTCGGAGCAAACGCCGACTCGTAGTGCCTCGCGTACTCCGCAGCCGCGGGGGTGACATCGTACCCGGCGCCTTCGCCGAACACGTCGCTCGCGGTGAGCAAGCCGTTCGGGTCCCCGGTGTCCCCGACCTCGACGTCGAAGTCCGAGATCGCGCCGCCCGCGAAGTCGGTAATCCTCCGCGCCTTCGCCCCGGGCAGAATGTCGACATCCTCGGGGAATACGTTGCGGGTGTACAGCGCGTTGAGGTCGATCTCGTACGTTGTCGCCGCGGGCAGCGTGAGCTCCGTATCATCGAAGTTCACGATCTGGTGATACCAGAACTTCCATTCAACGGCCCATGGGCATGTCCGAAGGTACTCCAGCACAGCGGCGTTCGCCTGGCGGGCGCCGCCCAGTTTGATTGCAAAGTTGGTCATCAGAGTACTCCGGGGAATCTGTGCCTGTAGCCGCCGCGCCTCCGCGTGCGTCCGATTCTCGGGCCACCCCCGCCGACGTTGCGACGGTAGGCCATTTTCTCAACGTCCGCCTCGATGCTAGCCATCATGCGGTAATGCGTGGCGGGGTCTTCGTCCGCCTTCTCTCGGACCAACGCGCATGCGTAAGCGATCGGGTACCCGGCGAATCCGGCAATCCCGTCCCACTGACCCCCCGCCCCGAGTACCGGCGGCGTGGGGGTGTAGTCGTACGCGAAGGTCCGCGTGCCGGGGTCGGGCTCGAACCGAATCCGCACCCCGTTCCCATCCGACCCGCTCCGTTGGATCCGGTACCCGACCCCGAGCCCCGTAGGGGCGTTCTGGAATCGCAACCGCTCTTTGTACGGGATCTCGGGCAGCTCGAACGAATAGCCCCCCGTCGCGTACGTGACGCTGTTCATCGCGAGGAAATCTTCGGGGAGCGTGTACTCCTGCGTCCCCGAAGTCGTGTTGACCGACCCGGCGACCATGAACCAATTGGGGTCCCGGTCGAAGATCTTTTTGTAGATCTTCGCCACCCCCTCCGTGAGCCACGGGATGATCTCGGTAGCATCGTCGATGAACGTGGATTCCTGTTGGTCCGTCCGAGAACGAACCTGGGCCACCATGTCATCGACGTTGACTACCTCGGGCATGGCCTACGCTTACAGAACGGCGGTGAGGTCCACGCGGGCGTGCCGGCCGGGGGAGCGAACGACGAGTTGCCCGTACCAGTAGAGGTACGCCTCGAGCCCGTGCACGTTGTCTGGGGTCATGCGGAACCATTTTCCGCCGTCGAGATCGAAGAATCGCGGCGTCTTGCCGAGACCCTCGAAACAAATGTCGCTCATGTCGAGCAGCCAGGCAAGGTTTCGCTGGCAGTGACGGTTCGGGTACACGACCGCCGGCCCCGACGGGAGCATGATCTTGACTCCCGAGTAGGAGACTTCCAGCTTCTTCCCATCGATCCCCTGGCCCGGAGTCGTCTCGTAGATCGCCTTCGTGCCGAGGTCGTTGAGGAAGATTCCGTAGTCGAGCGTGTTCATCGCGACGTGGTTGGTCTTGCCCCCCAGGTTTTTGATGAGCGCCCCCGCGTTGATGAGAGCTCGCTCGATGCTGCCGTCGGGTGTGCCCGCCGATGCGGTGTAGCGGATTCCGCCGAGGCGCTGCACGTCGATCGATCGGTCCTGCCCGTAGAACAGGGTCGCGCTGGGATCCGCAGACGGGATCCACGAGTCGAGCCCCGTCAGAGCGAGCCCGAAATCGCCCTCGATGAACAGGTAGTCGTTGTCCGAGAAACCGCCGTCGGCATCCCAGGTCGCCGCGTCGGTCTCGATCGTACCGCCCACGCGATCGATGTTCGTGATCGTTTGGGGGAAGGCATCGACCGCACCGCTGGTGCCGTCGGTGTTCGATGTGACCAACACGTCGCCGACATCCAACCCGACGAGATCGGACGCGTCGGTGACAGTGAGCGTGTCGGTGTCCCCGTCATCGGAGATACGGGCAATCGAGCCGCCGGCGTTGCGGAACAGGTTTCGCTCGATGCGCTGCGTCGCGGCATCGAATGCGGACGTCGACTCTTCCTCGACGTACCCAGTCTGCGCACCCTTCCGATCGCCGAGCGCTTCGTAGAGCTCGGCATCGATCTGGACGGTGACGAAGTCGTGGGTACGCGTGACGAGCCATCGACCGAAGGGCGATGCGCCTGCGTTGTTCCGACTGTTCGCGATCGTTCGGCTCTTGCCCGGCGTCTTGCCGAATCGGCTCGAGAACGCTTTGGACAGTCCGTAGAAGTTGGTGGTTTTCTTGAGCTGACCCCAAAGAGGGGTGTCGTCGAATCCGATCTCGGGTACCCCGTCTTCGTAGAGGATTTTCCCGATTTCAGTGACGTCGTCGATTACGCTGGCGGCCATGCTGCTGTTCTCCCGTGGTTAGCTTTCGCGAGCGGCGAAATGCTTTCGCTCGGCTCTCATCGCGGCTGCCCTGCGTTCCTCGAACGTCAGATTTTGCCCACGCGTTTGGGCAGTAGCAGCATGCGTGTTGGAAAGCGTCTCCGGCGATTCCGGGTCGGCAGAGCTGACGGGTGCAGCGGGGCTAGTTTGGGGGGCCCGCGTGGCCCCCCGGTTTGGTTGACCGCTGTGCGCGGCCAGGATTTTTGCGATTCGCGCGGTCTCTTGCTTTTCGAGCTCGGCTGCGATGTGTTCGTCTTCGACCGGAATCCCGGCCTTCTGGTACTCCCGCACTATCGCGTAGGCTTTTTCTAGCCGTTCTGCGGGCTCCAGTAAAGCCGCGGCCGGATATGCGGCGGTATCCCCCGTTAGAGCGAGGAATCCGTCCTCCTGCGCCGCCACGTGCGCTTGCCTCCGGGCGGCTGATTCCTGCTCCGCGGCGGTACGGACTTGTCCGACCTCGGCGCGGATCTTCTCCAGTTCGGGGCGGATCGACTTCTCCACCGCACTCGCCTCGGGGGCATTTACCGCGCGCACGAGCGTTCTCAAGAGGTCGCGCCGCTCGTCTGGGCTCATCGCCTCGAACTGCTCGGGGATTGGCGGAGGCGCCTTCGCTTGGGGCTGCTGCGTCTGGCTTCGCCGGTACGCCTCGAGCTCCTGCGCGTCTCGGGTCGCCTGCTCCTGCGTCAGTCTCTCCTCGCGCCGCTTCGCCATCAAAGCGGGCAGCTCGTCGAGTGACGGCGGGCGCGAGCTCGCGTCGGGCTCCGGCGCGGCCGGGGGCTCCTCGGGCGGAGTCTCTTCGTCGGGGTCTACGTCGCGGGCGCGGTGGGCCTGCTCGGCGACGAGTGCGGCTGCGTGCCGGTCGGGTTCTGGGGCTGGTGCGTTGTCGTCGATCAGCACGTATCTACTCCGCCGCGGGTAGCGGCATCTCCGGCGGCATGCCGGCATTCGGGTCCATCATCGGATCGCCCATCGGGGGCGGTCCCATCGGGGCGCCTGGAGGGGCGCCCCCTTCCATGCCCATCCCAGGATCGGGAGGCGGCGCGGGCGGCATGCTCATATCCATGACCATCGCGTGCAGTGAGCGGAGCTTCGCGATCCCATCGACGTCTTCGTCGTGGAGCTCGGCAAGTTGGATCGCCTGCCCGATCCGCTTGATCGCGAACTCCTGCGGCCAGTACTCCGACGCCGCGACGTCTTCGCCACTGAGGCATCGATCGATGGCTCGATTCACGAGGTCGCGACCCGCGGTCTCGAGGTCGCGGAAGCGCTCGACATCGGGGATATCGATCAGTTCGTCGACTTGATCGGGATCCATCGTCGGCTTGAGCGCTTGCAGGCGCCGCACTTCGTCCATGCGCGCGCTGACGCTATTGGATAGCCCGCTCACCGGGAAAACCCGCACGTGGTACACGTCGTCTTCGGGATCTTCGCTGCGCGTGTCCGCGTATTCGACGACCTCGAGCGACTGCTTGCCCCCGAACACGCGCTGCTTGGCGCCCTTGCCATCCTTCGCGATCTCGTCGGCGCCCTCGAACAGCAGGTTCGCCACGTCCATCGAGAACTGCTCGTACCCCTGGCCTTGCGGATTGAACCGGCCGGCGGCGCTGTCGTTGTAGACCTGCATCCCCTTGCCGCTATCGATGCCCGAAGGTTTCACCGCGCCGGCCTGGAGTTGGGACACCCCGAGAACTTGGTAGGCGCGAGCGGCGAGATTTTTCTCGTGCTCCAGCACCATCGGATTGATCGTCGGGGAGTGCACTTGCACCGCATCGTTGACCGCCCCGTCAACCCAGATAATGCCGCCGACTTCATCGTTGAGCATGTCCTCGTCGATGCCCGAAGACTTCGACGCGACCATTTTCGGGACGAACTGAGAGAACGAATCGCGGACGATCCCACAGACTTCGTTGATGTCGCACTGGATGCCGACCCCGCGCTCGACCATCCCCTGGCCCCACCACCGCATCGCAACATCGGCCCACTTGTACCGAGCGAACGGGAACCCCTTGTGCTTCCACGCGTCATCGCGGAGCGTGTGCCCGTCGCAGACGATCACGTGGCGCCCGGGGATCTCGCGGGAGATCGGTAGCCGCCACGCCTCGATGACGCAGACCAGCCCCGGGGTGTTGTACCCCTTGGTCTGCAGATCGGGGAATAGAACCTCGCTCACCGGCATCGAGTTTGTGAGCGCCTTGATCGACTTGGCGTGCTTTGGGTACAGCGACGCGAGTACATCCACGTCGATCGCGTGGACCTGATACAGCGTCATTACCGAGTCGTAGCGCTCCTCGCGGGGGTCCGTCCACAGATCCCCTTTCCAGACACGTTCGAGTGTGTTCCGCCCGTCCCGCTTCCCGCACTTCAAGATCCCGTCACCGAAGACGAGCGCATCCCGAGCGGCTTTCGACATGAGCTCGAACACCCGGAGGCGTTCGTACTCCCCGTCGATCCAACGCTGGCGCTGCTTCGCCCGTCGCTGCCGAGGTCCGTTGCCGCCGATCGTCACGACCTGGGGCCGGGGGCGCTGCGTCGTGATCTGAGCGTGCGTCGAGTCGACCGCGCCTTGCAGGAGATTGTACGGGGACCGCTCGTTTCGCGTGATCCCGAACTTCGCGTACGCCTCGGGGTCGGGGATGTCCAGGTACAACGAGCGCAGCGCCGCGAGCTCCTCGCACCGTTTCTTGGAGCCGGTCGTGATCAGATCTTTGACCGTCTCCAGAACGTTGCTGTGCGAATCGCCCTTCTTAGCGTTCCACCACTGCCAATCCATCTGCTTCGACATCGCTGCTCCTCGGTAGAGCGGCGCTTGGCCGTTGCGTGGATCGGATGGAATCGAGCAAGTCGATTCCCGATTGAGTCAAGTACATCGGGTAGCTCGTGCCGCACGCCTCGATGAGCTGCGTTCCAATCCCCCGACGCCGCGCCGGCCCGAGCACCCGAACGTAGTGCAGGGCACCACGCTCGAGCTTCTCGGAACGATCCTCAAACGCAGCCCAGCCGACGGGCTCATCGGGTACGTCTTGCAGATCGGCGACGAGGAAGCGGCAGCGCGCTGCCGTCGTCGCGATGAGCAGGCGGATCGCCTCCCGGTAGAATCGGGGGTGGAACAATGAGCGGGGATCCGCGCCTCGCCAGAACCCATCTCCGCGCTCCCAGCCATTCCCCTCGCGCGCCCCAGAGTACAGGGCGCGCTGCGGCAGCTTCCGACTTGTCGGGAGTACGTCGCCAAGCCACTGCACGCAGATCCGCTCGACCTCCCGATCGGTCGGGGCCCGGATCGAGACCCCTATCACCCGACTTCGCCGAGTGTTCGGTTGCGATGCGTCGTTGCTTCGTTGATCGCCGCGATCGTGTCGTCGTACCAGCGGTCGAGTTTTTCGTTGTCGGGCATGCCCTCGAACTGGGGGATTCCGTCCATCGCCTCGCCCGGGATGAGGAGCTTGCCATCGTTGATGGCGAGCCGCGTCTTGGGCTTCATGCTCGAAAACTGGCGGCCGTTTTTCAGCAGGATGTGCACCGCATCGAACGACCGATTGACCGCGGCGACCTCGCTCGGGTCCATATGCACCTTGCCGGCGTACTTCGATTTTCCGCCAGACTCCGTCTCGAATGGGACTTGGATCAACATGGGCTTTGCGCGGCGCGCGGCCGCTTTCCTCCCCTCAGTGGTACGTGAACGCCGCGCCGCGCGCAAGGCTCACTCCCATTCGTGCCGCGCGAGCAGTTCTAGGCACCCTGCGCCGACCCAGATCAAGACGAAGACGATGAGCATCCCCTCAAGCATGGTGCCCCAGGTACCACGCAAAGCAGGAGAGCGCGAGCGCCAGCCCGTACAGCAACAGGTACCCCGCCCAGAACTTGAGCTTGGTCAGTGGGCCCATCGAGCGCTCCGCCGCCCGCGCCTCGCGTGCGAAAGTTCCCGGCGCTGGCGCCGATCCTCCACCGCCGCGGCCTGCTCCAGCATCCGGTGCATTCGGAGCTCGCGCGCCGCCGGGGTCCCGGGTGTCGGCTTGGGCGCGAACCTCCCGGGGTCCGAGCGGTAGTGCGCCGCGTACCGGACGATGTAGAGCATGCCGTCCGCGTAGTGGTCGGCTTGGTTCGGGTTGTGCTGCTCTTTTCGATCGTCCCATCCCAGTACCGATAGCTCGTCTCGAAGTTCCCGCGTGCACTCGTGGTCGAATACCTTGAGCCACCCCGCGAGGAAGCCGTCGCGAACTTCGCGAATCGCCGCGGCCTTCTGGGGCTTCTTAGCAATGATCGCGGGGATTTTATTCCGGCGTTGCAGCGTGTCGATCAAGTGTCGACCACCGCCGCCGGGATCGACGACCACCGCCGCCCCGGGGAACCGCTCGCGCAGACTTTCGATGATCACGGCCTTGTCGTCGTCGAGCATCGAGGAGTGCCCCTCCGCGTGCAGCAAAAACTCCTCGTACAGCGCGGGATGACTCGCATGCACGATCGCCGTGAACAGATCGACCTGCCCGACGTCGCAACCGATGCCGAATCTCCACTTATCAAGCGGGAGGGGGAACCCTTGGGGGTTCAGCCGCGGCAAAAACGCTCGATTGTTGACGACGTCGTACTCGAGGTCGACAAAGTTCCGCTCCGCGTTGATCGGGTAGACGAGAACCCCCTCTTCCATGCACCAACGGCCGAGGTACATGCGAACGAACGTCGGAGTCTCCGTCGTCCACCGATGGCGCTTCAATATCCGCTTGAAATACGCGTCTGCGTCTTTGATGTACGGGTTGTCGCGCGCGTCGCCGGTGTAGAGCGGGATCTCTGAGTTTTTGTCCCGATCAGGGCCGGTTCGGTCGTACCAGAACCCCGAAAGCACAAGCCCGGGGTTGCCCCCGAGCCACAACGCGGGGCTGCCCCCGTCGTGGAGCTTCCCCTGGAAGTCCATCATGCCCGGCTCGAGCCCATCCGAGATCAGATTCTCGACATGCGGCCCGAAGTTGCCCATCTCGTCGCAGATCCCAAGCGCGAAGGGCTTTCCGAACCACTTTCCGACGTCGCTTTGCGTTTCGCACCCGCCGACAACCACCATCCCCGCGTCGAGGGGCGTCCCCCCGTACGGCGCGATCTCGACTTGGTCCCCCTTGACCTTCGCGTCGGGGAAATACTCCTGCCGCACGCGCAAGAGGGGCTTCCACGCGGTATCGCGGGCGCTCTTGAGCGTCGGGTAGATGATCGGGTTGATCGTGCGGGGGTTTTTCGCCGCCTCCACGCAGCTCTTGCGGACGTAGAGCTCGGTCTTGCCGACGCGCCGGCCCGTGAGGCAATCGATCTGCTCCGACTTGTCGTCCCACATCGGCTGCAGGCGCGGCACGATCGTGCGGCGCATCGCCGCCTCGATGCGATCGATCGGGTCGGATGTCTCAATCCGGGTCGCCGCGTCTTGCTTCTCGCGCTGCTCGACGCGATCGGCATGGATCAGCCGCCCGAGGTCGCGCGGATGCGGGCGATTCACCTACTGCCGAGCCCAGACTTCGGCCGCGCCGGCGCTGGACGCCAGCGGGCGGGCCTGCCCCTGATGTCGTAATGCACGAACGACGGGTAACAGGCGAGCCCCCCAGACTGGATCTCGCCCAGTTCCATGAGGTCGCGGATTACCCAGTAGACGCGCGCCGGCGAGACGCCCGTGACCTGCATGTCCGCCGCGGCCCCGTACAAGTGCTGGCTCCGCGACGCCCGGCCTTTGTTGAGCCGGTTGTACGCTACCGAGCGCCATCCCGAGATGATCCGAATCGGCGCATCGCCGAGAGCGGTGCGGACCGTCTCCAGTTCTCGCATGAGCTTCTCGACGTTCGCCCGGTGCATGCAGGGCACCGGCTCCCGCTGGGATCGAACCGGGACCCCGGGGCTGGCGAACTCGTGCATGGAAAAGTGTTGGGTCATCGCCGCCGCGCCTTGAGTTTCTCCATCGCGAGCTCTAGGCCGCTCACGCGGGATGCGAGGCCCTCGTCGGCCCGCTCTCGCCGTAGCTTCTCATCCACGATCATGCTCGCCGCCGCATCGTGCGGGCGCTTCTCGTGGGCTAGATGCCATTCCTCCAATCGCTGGAGCTGCCCCTCAATCCGCGTCGCCGTGATCTGCAGCTCCTGCACCGACACCCCGAGACTGTCGACGTACGCCTTCCCAGCGAAGCCCCCCGTACCCAGCACTCCGGCGAGGGCGGCCCCCGCCAGCAACTTTGACCCCCGCGATTCGTGGGGGGTTACGACCGGGTTCGGCGCAGTCGGTACGGTGCTCATTGGCGTTCCCGCAAAGTTCGGCATCGCTCCGCCCACCACAACGCTCGAGCCAGAATGCGGTCGGCGCGGCGCGGGTTCTGCTTTCGGACCCTCGCGGACTTTTTCCGAAGGTGAATCGCCCGGTCCTCCGCCAGTTCGGCGCGAGCCCGCAGCGCCCCCGGGCTCCGCCCGAGACTCAAGAGCTCGAGCAAGATCCTCGCCGCTTCGCTCATCAAGATGCCCTGCCATCCGCCCATCCCTGACTCGCGAGGTACGCGATGATCACTGCCGTCGCCTCCTGGTAGAGCCCCTGGGCGATGAGCCCCGCCGTCGCGAAGACGGCGATCCACAGTTTCCGCGACTTGAGTCGTCCCACGGGGAACAGCGTACTACCTGCAAACCTCATGGAACAACAACGCGGCCCCCTTGACCACCACGCGCTGTTTGTCGGTGGTTTGCGCCCCCGGGCTCGGGCTCGGGTTCATCAAGTTGTCCGCATCGTCCGAGTGTGGGAGCCCTAGCTCGTGGCCGAGCTCATGCGCCAAAAACGTCGGGGTGCTGCAGCTCCACGCCTGCGGCTCGCACTCGACAACGCCCTCGGTGAGCGCGTCGCTGATTGACTCCGCGCCGACGACCTCCTCCAGCGCAACCCCGCAGACGTTCCCGTCGTTCTCCCGGATGTCGACCGAGACTGCCCCCTTCGACTCGTCCGTCGAGCGGAGCCGAACCCCGAGCTGCTGCCCCGCCTCGCGGAGCGTCCGCGCCGGCAGCGGAGTACTCGTTTTCACGTACAGCGTCGGAGTGCACGCGGTTGCGGCGGGGAGAAGCGCGGCGAGGAGAAGCGCGGCGAGGGCTCGGGCGGGTGCGGGTGCGGGTGCGGGGGCTCGGACGAGGCGCATGCGAAGGACCGTATCACCCCCTCCTCCCGTTCAAGTACGAACCCAGCAATGAGCCCAGCGCCGCCGTTACGAAGACCAGCACGATTGTGAACCAGGAGACTTCCACCCTCCGGGTATACCGAAGGTTCCGACGGAGTGCACTGCGCAGCGTGAAAAAATCGATACGGCGCGTGTAAGGGGTGGTATTGAGGGCGGGGCGACAGGGGTTTTTGTTCAGGGGCCGCTTTGAGCCGTGGCCTAGCTTACGCGCTGCGCCCCCGCCAAGCCCTCGAGCCTGTCAATGCTGCTCCTCGGCCCTCTCGACTGCAGCCCCGACCTCGTCCGCATAGCCCGAGCGGCTCCAGTAGGCATGCTGGCGCGCAAGCTCTTGGACCATCCGTGGGTCTTCCGACATCGCCATCGCACGCGCGCGGATGATGGCCCTTCCCTGGCGCGCATGTGCCAGGATGGCAGTCCCCAGCTCAGCGATGCGCGCCTGAGCTTGTGCTTCCGTGTGGCCGTGCTCGACGACGAGACACGCGGCAATCTCGGACGGAGTGCACTGCGCT